CTTGGTTTCCGTCGCCCCCATGTAGGGGTCGTTCACGTGCGGCATGTCCTGCTTGAACGAGGGGTGCTCGGCGGCCCAGTCATGGGTCTCGTGGGTCAGATCGTGCTCGGAGGTGTAGTGCTTCGGGTTCTGCGCGTTCCATGAGACGTGATGCACCGTCCCGTGAACGCCTTCTGCCAGTTCCATGGCAGTGGGGTGGTGGGAAGTCAGGTGGATACCGAGGTGGCTGTTCCAATGCTTGCCGTATTCCTGGTCGGCTCCTGCCTTGGTGTGCCCTTCCTCGAAACCGTCCTCTTCGAGGTCGTGCGGTGACGCGTGGAACCACCGGTCCGGCGGGCCGTAGACGCCAAGCTCGCGAGCGGTCTTGGCCGAGGCCATGCGGGGGCGGCCAGTGAGGCCGTACTCGCTCCTGGCGCTGCGCAGGTCGCCTTCCGGGATGGAGGGCGTGTCCACGATGCCTAGGCCAAGGTCGCTGGGGCGGATGTCGGCGGGGATGTGCTCGCCTGCGGCGATGGCGGGGTGAGGCTGCGGAGTCTTCACGCCCGGCCCGCTCAGACCGTAGACGTTGCGGGTCACGCGGACGGGGACGTGATCCATCTGCATGACGCGGGCCGCTCGCAGGCGGGGGTTGCCTTCGCCCAGGTAGGCCTCGCTGGTCTTGGGGTGGTACTGCAGGATCAGCGGCTCCATGGTGCCGCTGGTGGCGACGTGATGGCCGACCGCCTTGACGTGCTCGACGTCCGTTTCCTGGCTGGCGTACCGCTCGATCTCCTGGCGGGGGACCATCTCGACGTTGGTCTGCCCGCCGACTTCGGCCTTGACGTGGTGGCCGTGCGGGTTGAGGAGGCCGCTGGGGATGTCGTCGCCGCTACGGACGGCGGCGGTGCGCCGGAGAGCCTGGCGGCGGGCGAAGGTCGCGGCGGCCGTGTGGGACGCAGTGTGCTGGATGGGCTGATCGAAGGTGTGGTGGAGCCAGCCGTTCTCGTCCGCCTCTGGATGGTGGGCGTCCGGCTTCCAGGAGATGCCGCGAATGGACATCGGCTTGCCCCGGCGCATGGGGACCTCGGCGTCGCCGTACTCGTAGTCGTGTGACCAGACGCCGTTGTTCTTCAGCACACTCGGGCGGGTTTCGATGTGCTTGGGGTCCGGCTTGTCGGCGTGCAGGATGACGGGGATTTCCGTGCGCGGGTCACGGATATTGCGGTGCGAGAAGTTCCGGCTGATCTGTTCGTTCGAGGACCAGTGCATGCCGAGGGGGCCGGTACTGGTGAGGTGCTGGCGCAGGGTGTCGGCGTGCTCAGCTGCAGCGCCCGTGCCGCTGTTGACGGCCTTCGCGTCGTAGGCGTCGAGCTTGACGCTCATGCCCCGGTGGATCTGCTCGGGCAGGTTCGGGTGGTGGGTGTCCCAGTCCGTCGCCTTGCCGTAATCCGGGTGGTCGTAGAACTTCTTCTCTTTGCTGAGCGGCATGTCGTTGGCGTGGACGACACGGCTCCCGGGGTGCCGGGCCTCCATCTCGTTCATTAGGGCCGACGCCGCACCCGGATGGCCGCCGTCCAGGCTGTCCACCGTCACAGGACTGCCCTTGCGCTTCGGCGGGAAGTACTGCAGCCTTCCGGCCTCTTCGCCGGTCTCCGGGTGGTGGGCCGTGAGGTCGACCCGTGTGGGGTACTTGCGGCCGCCCGTGGGTTTCTCGGCATGCTGAAAGGTGAATCCTGGCTGCTGGCCGCTCGCCGTCTTGTCGGCCGCCTCCCGGAAGAAGCTGGTCGCGCTGATGTCCGTCATCCCTGGCACCTCCAGCCCTTCGGGCTGTGGGTCGGGATGCGGACATGAGGAAGCCCCCCGGTGCTAGCTGCCGGAGGGCTTCCTGGGCCTCGTGGGCGTCAAGGTGGGGCGATCCCGCCAAAGACGTCCTCCACAACAGAGCCGACCTGTCCGGTCTGACGCTCTGCCACGCGCCAACTACACCACCAGAGCCAGAGGCTCCTCACCGGGGTGCAGCCCTATCCACGAGACAACGCCATCGTGCCATGGAGGTAACGCCCCGGGCAAGGACACCCTTGCTGGTCAGCGCGGTCAGCGTCGGCTGTAGCCGGACCTGGTGCGGCCAAGTCCCTGCTCCCAGCCCTCTCGGCCGGTGCGGGTGCGGCTGAAGGAGCGCAGCGCGTCGAAGGTCGCCTGTGAGTCCTGATCCGTGGCGTAATTCTCGGGGCTACGGGGGCTGGAGCCGTGGAGTCCGCCCTGCATCGCGCCGACGGCGGAGGCGCCGTTCAGCATCTCCTTGTAGCCCGCGATCCACTCGCCGATCAGCGACCACGTGGTGATCATGATGGCGTCCGCGATGTCCTTGGTCTGGACGGGACCGACGGTGGGGTGGTCGACCCGGTTGATACCGGGCGGCTTCTGGAGGAACTTCAGCTCCAGCATGCCCTCCGGGTACTCAGGAGCGTGTACGAGGCCCATGTTGATCGCAGCCTTGAACGTTTCGGCGTACTTCCAGTTGATCGCGTTGGTCGCGGTGCGTTCGAAAACGTCGACCCGCTTGGGCAGGCGGGCGCGGGCGAGCTGCTTGACCAGCTTCTGGATGGAGCCGACGGACTGGTACTGGTCGAAAGTAAATTCTTCGGGCTGGTACGGGGTGATGATCTCGTCCCAGATCCAGTCCTCGACCTCTTCATAGTCGATGGTGTGCTTGGGAAAGTCGGCCGGGTCGAAGTGGCGGATCTTGTCGAAAACGACGTGCGGGCGGCCCTCGGCGTCGGTCTCGGTGTGGGCGACGGCGATACCGAAGCGGCAGTTCACGGAGCTGGGGTCCGCGTGCCCCTTGTAGCCGTAGGCCAGGATGCCCTGGGTCGTGGGCAGGATGAGGGGACCGCCGTAGCGCTCGGGTCGGCTGTGCCAGGGGGCGAACGCGGCCTCGACCTTGTCGGGGTCGAGGTAGGCGTCCATGACGGTGGCCCACTGCGCGCGGCGCTCGACGCCGAACGTGTCGGGGTCGGCCTTCTCCAACTTGCGCATCTGGTCGTCGTAGGTCTGGATCGCGTTCTTCAGGACGCGGAATCCGGGCCGCTCACACTCGGCGTATTCACCGTTGTCGCCAGTGAAGCCGTCCGGGAGGAGGGGCAGGGTGTGCGCGCGCTCCCAGTCGAGATAGATGTCCCAGCTGGCGAGCTGGATCATCATGACGGCCGGATAGGCGGGGGTTCCGTCGGGCTCCAGTTCGACTGCGCGCTCGTAGTTTTTGAAGAACTGGCCCGTCATCTGCCAGGGGCTGGACGGCTCGATGAGGAAGCCATCCTTCTTGAACTGGTCGAGAGACGGCACGGAGGCGGTGTAGACCTCCTCGGCGGAGCGGTTCGCGCCGCTCGCCACGACATGGGCCATCTCGTCGAAGCCCATGATGAAAGACGCAGGTCCACGGCCTGCCATGAGGGTGGATTCCTTCGGGAGGATCTCGAAGGTGGCCATGTCGAGGGCCGTGTTGATGCCGCGCCGGGCCATCGAGTCCATGCGGACGAAGTCGTGCGGGGCGTAGACGCTCAGCTTCTCGCCGAGGCTGTTGGCGATGTAGGGAGCGAAGCACGGACCGCCGGTGACCACGTTGACGAGGTCGCGCCACAGGTTGGCCTTGGCCTGCTCGCGCTTACCGGCGAAGATCAGGCAGGCGAGCTTCTTGTCCCGGTCGACGCCGTAGTGGTCCTGGGGGTCGCCCTTGGCCATGTAGTTCCACAGGACGTACGCCATGGCGAGGGCGGAGATGTGGCCCTTGCCCGCACGGCGGCCCATCACGAGGAGGATTTCGCGGAACCACTGGTACCCGAGGGCTTTCGCCGCCCGCATCCGGCCGAGGAGGTCGGGGCTGCCCCCGATGGGCATCTTGGGGGCGTCTTCGTTGTCGGCGAGATTCTCGGCGACCTCGGCAGCGGTGCGCTCGTTGCTGGTCTTGGCGGTGCGGTACTGCTCGTCCCACTCGGCGACGACGGCGTAGTCGTAGTCGGTGAAGAGGTCCTCTCTCAGGAAGAGGCACTTCAGGAGGGTGGCCTGGCGGGGGTAGAGGTTCGGCCGGTTCAGGTAGTCCGGGGAGACAACGAAAGTAATCGGATCCGGGACATCGAGGCCGAGGAACAGGTGGTGGATCGCGGCCGGGTCGAACGTGGCAAGCGGCGAGCGGTCTTCGGTGCTGGGCATGGTGGGCGTCCTCCTCGCCCCTT